TTCATTGTAGAATACCTAAAGCTCGAGAAGACGAAGCACTGCAATATTTAAGACAAGAAGGCTTGGGTGACATTATTAAAAACCAAGTATCAACAAGTTTCGGAACGGGTGAAGACAATATGGCTGGAGATTTAGCTGGATATATTGAATCAAACTTCGGCATCACCCCGGACGTGAAAAAATCAGTGCACCCCTCGACACTGAAGGCGACTTTGAAAAAGCGTCACGAAGAGGGATTAACGGACCCTGATGATCTTTTTGGGATCTTCATACGTCCAGAAACAAAAATAACAAAAGGAAAAAAATAAATGAATCAACCAAAGAAAAATGAACAAGCAGTTGCAAAAAAAGAATCTTCTGCTGTTGCTGCACCAACGATAGATTTATCGATGGTGGCACAAGATCAAGGTCAAGGTTTAGCATCCGTTGATATGGAAAGTATGGCTATACCTTTCTTGAAAATACTCAGCTCAATGTCTCCGCAGACAAAAAAACAAAAGAGTGAGTATGTAGACGGAGCAGAAGAGGGTATGATTTTCAATACTGTCACGGAAGAACTCCATGATGGTACTGAAGGTATCTCAGTTATACCTTGCTACTTTGAGCCTGTAGCGCTCGAATGGACAGATAGAGGTACTGGTTCTTCTGCCCCTGTCGTCCACCCTGTGGATACTCCTCTGTGGAATAAGACAAAGAAAGACGCAGAGGGTAAAGCTAGGCTTCCAGAGGGGACTTATTTAGAAAGAACTCACAATCATTACTGCCTCCTTACAAACAGTGAAGGACTGACTTCTCAGGTCCTTATCTCAATGAAGGTGAGTGGATTATCTAAGTCTAGAAAGTGGAACAGTCTTGTTATGTCAGCTAAGGTTAAAAATGGTGAGCAAATCATCAACCCTCCTAGTTGGTACTACTCATATACGCTAACAACCAAACCTCAGTCGAATGACAAGGGTGATTGGTATAGCTGGGATATTAAGAGAGGTGATGTCGTTTCGGCTAATCAGTACGAAGAAGGCAAACGATTTCACAATGCTGTGAAAAAAGGATCTGTTGAGGTCAATTATGAACAGGCGAATGAGAGTTCTGGAAAAGATAAACCAGATACTGACAATCCTTTTTAATTTGCACGGGGGACTTCGGTCCCCCTCTTTACTGAATGGAAGCGTATCTAAAATTCAAAGAAATATTTGGTGGGTTAACACGTGCCCACGGAGTATTCTACAAAGGGGAAAAGAAAGAGAGTGGCAAAGTTGGTGGTAAAGCTTTTATCATCAAAGAAGAAGTCACTGACAAGCATTGGAAAGACCACATTGAGGGTAATGATCCTAGTCTTGGTATTATCCCCATACGTGATGATGCTACTTGCTCTTGGTCTTGTATTGATGTTGACGATTACACTATAGACGTACGCAAGACCATTGATAACTACACCAAATTAAATTTACCAATTATACCTTGCCGATCAAAGTCGGGAGGTTTTCACTTATTTATTTTTTACAAAGAACCTGTCCCTGCAAAAGATGCAATCAAAAAATTAACAGAGATAGCATCGGTGCTAGGATTTGCAGACTGTGAGATATTTCCAAAGCAAGAATCACTAAATGCTGAACGTGGAGACACAGGAAATTTTCTCAACCTACCCTATTTTGGTGGAGATATGTCTGGCAGATACGCAATGGACCAAAAAGGGGAGTCATTAACCCTCGAAGAGTTCTTCAATTTAGTTTCTCAGAAGGCTATCACACATGACGACCTTCAAAACCTATCTGTACGTGCCTTAAAACAGAAAAAAGCCACTTTTGATGGCCCTCCATGCATCGAAATACTCCAAAACATGGGTATTTTTGAAGGATCAAGGGATGATGTGGTATTTCACTACTGTGTCTATGCAAAAAAGAAGTATGGAGCAGGTGAATGGCAAAACAAAGTATTTGAATTTAACACAAACTATTGCAAACCACCCATGAGCTATGACCAGGTCAAACAAAAAATAGATCAACACGAGAAAAAAGATTATGGCTACAAGTGTAAGGACGTGCCTATGCGATCACATTGTGACAATAGCAAGTGTCGTATTAGAAAGTTTGGCATTGGTCGTGATGATATTGAAATGAACATTGCCAATCTAACTAAACTAGAGTCAGATGAATCTGTATGGCATTTGGATGTAGATGGCAAAAGAATTACTGTCAGCACAGATGAGCTTATGGATCAAAGAATGTTTCGTAAGAAAGTGCTCGAGACACACACCAATCTACCTGTTGAAATGTCAAAAAGAGATTTTGAGGCAAGAATACGTGAGCTTTTGGAACAATGTGAAATAATCAAGATGCCTTACGAGGTGACAAAAGAAGGACAATTTAATTCACATCTGGATGATTTTATATACAATCAAGCTATTGCAGATGAAATTGAAGATGTTCTAAACCACTGTGTGTGGAAAGATGATGGTAAGATATTTTTTCAACTTACAAGCCTTGAGAGATATTTCAAAAAAATACAGTTTAAAGAGTTTAGCTCAACACAAATGGGTTCGCTTATTCGTGACCGAGGTGGTGACTCTAAAAAAGTTAGAGTCAATACAAACACCGTTAAGAATTTATTTTTCATACCTGACCCGAAGCCAAAGCAAGAGGCAAAGTTAAATGTTCCCAACGTTAAATCCGATGTACCATTCTAGGGTCAAAAAAATATTTGGACCACCAGGTACAGGTAAGACAACTTTTCTTTTAAATATTGTTGAAGAAGAATTAGAAAAGGAGTTGACACCCGAGGACATAGCCTTTGTCGCTTATACCAAGAAGGCCGCAAGTGAGGCTATAAACAGAGCTGCGTACAAGTTCAAGCTTGATCAAAAAGATTTCCGTTACTTCCGCACCATTCATAGTTTAGCATTTCAATGTTTAGGGTTATCTACCAATGATGTGATGAAGTCAAAACATTATCATGAAATTTCTGACATACTGAAAGTTGATCTTGCACCAAAAGATACACACGATGAAGATGGTAATTTTATACAACAAGATCCTTATTTAAAAATTATAGATCTATCTCGTATCACTGGTGTCGGTTTGTATGACACGTTTTCAAAGTTTGGTCACATTGTAGGTGGTTGGCGTAAGTTAGAACAGATTGCTGAATATCTCAAAGAGTTCAAAAAAAATAGAAAATTATATGACTTTACGGACATGTTGTTAGAGTTTAATCTTAGACCTGACATATGGCCAGAGATAGAGGTATTAATTGTT